GGAACGTCCACATCATCGGCAGAAGGGCGACGCCGACGCGCCGATCTTGGTCTGCGATCCGCCGCCGGGTCTCTCGAAATCAGAGCAGACGTTCTGGCGGTATTACGCGCCGCAGCTCGCCGCGGAGCGGAGACTGACGCTGAAGGCGAGAGATACCCTCGCCAAGTACTGCACGTCACTGGCGGTCGTGGCGGATCTCCGGAGTGCGCTCACCTCGAGAAAGCGCCAGGATGTTGAGCAGCGTTCGAACGTGCGAAAGGAACTTCGGCAATGGTTGCTCGCGAGTCGGCTGTATGAGAACGATTTGATCTTGAATCCCGCGTCTTCGATTCGTGCCCCGAAACCGGTGGGCGGAACGGGCGAATCGATCCCTGATGATCCGATGAGCCAATTCGACGAGGCCGATGATTCGTCCATCAACTAACCCGGTCGACGACTACGCACGGTCGGTCGTCGCCGGCGAGATCCCGGCTGGTAAATACCATCGGCTGGCCTGCGTCCGACATCTCCGCGATCGAGCTCGGGAGAATACGCCAGGCTTTCCGTACCGGTTTCTGTGGGAAGCGCGAAATGGGAAGAGACTGCTGCCCTGCGCGCTGCGATTTCTAGAGTTCGCGAAGCAAGCGAAGCATTACAAGGGGAAGCGCTGGGCCGGTCATCCCTTCGACGCGACGCCCTGCCAGGTGTTTCGGCTCGGATCGATCTTCGGCTGGCGTCACGTCGACACCGGTCTGCGACGGTTCACGACGGCCTACAACGAAATTCCCCGCAAGAATGGCAAATCGTTTGAGGCGGCGATCGTCGCGGTGTACGTGACGTTCTTCGAGGGTGAGCCTGGCGCGGAAGGGTACTGCATCGCGACCAAGGAAAAGCAGGCCAAGATCGTCTTCGGTGACTGCAAGCGCCTGGTGCTGTCGTCGCCGAGCCTGCTCTCGCGCATCGAGGTCAACGCCAATAATCTCCATCGGAACAAAACCGCGCAGAAGCTCGAGCCGCTGGGATCGGATTCCGATACGACGGATGGCCTAAACCCCAGCCTCATCATCACGGATGAATTCCACGCGATGAAGACGCGGGCCCTGATCGACGTGATGGAGAGTGCGACCGGCGCGCGCGAAACCTTCCTGAATTTCCAGATCACGACGGCGGGCGATGATCCGGTGTCGCCGTGTGGCGATCAGCACGACTACGCCTGCAAAATTCTCGACGGGGTCTTGGAGGACGATGCCTCCACACTGGCATTCTTCGCCTTCATTGCGCACGCCGACGAGGCCGATGATCCGTGGGCCGAGGCGACCTGGCAGAAGGCCAATCCACATTGGGGCGGCGCCGTAAATCCCGACGATGTCCGGAAATTGGCCGCGAAAGCGAAGCAGATGCCGAGCGCGGCCGCGGAGTTCAAACAGAAGCGGCTCAATCTCTGGGTCAACTCGACGGCGCCCTGTCTTTCGCTCGAGGGCTGGCGGAATGGGCAGTCGACGTGGGATCCGGCGGAGCTCGAGCACGAACCCTGCTTTGTCGGCATCGACCTCGCCTCGAAGATCGACCTTATGGATCTCACGCTGGTCTTTCCGCCGGCGCCTGGCCGCCCACACACGCGCTGGTTGCAATTCATCTGGACGCCGGCGGATACCCTCAAGGACCGTGCGCATCGGGATCGGGCGCCCTATGACATCTGGGCGCAGCAGGGCTGGCTGAAAACGACGCCGGGCGTGCGGCTCGATCATCGGGTGATTCGCGAGACGCTCGCGGAGCTGCGCACGAAGTACGACATCGAACGGATCGGTTTCGACCCCTGGCATGCGGACAAGCTGATCGAGGAACTCGTCCAGGAGGATGGGTTCACTGAAGAACAGGTCCTCGCCGTGCCGCAGACGTATGCGGGGATGAGCTCAGCTTGCCTGCGCGTCCAGGCCGACATTCTGGCCGGGGATATTGATGCGCGTGGCTGTCCGGTGACCGCATGGTCGGTCTCCAATACCGTGGGCCAGCGGGACGGCAAAGACAATTTGATGTTCGTGAAAGGGAAGAGCCGTGGCCGGATTGATCCGGTGATCGGTCCCACGATCGCGACGGCCCTTCAGTTGCGCATGCCGGCGCAGGCCTCTGGCGTGATGGCGGAGTGGCTATGAATACTCCGCGCGAGATTGTGATCGACGAGCCGAGCATCGCGATCCCGTACCCAGACCCGCGCGGCGGCTTCGGTCAGGTGGTCGTCACACTCAAACCAGGAGAATCTGAATTGGTCAAGATGCCGAATGGCCAACAGGTGCGCGTGACGCGCAGGCAGGTGCATTAAATGGCCCGCACTGATCTGATTCGTGTCATTCATCAGCAAGCGCCGGCGACTTGGTTTCAGCGAATGGTCTATGCGATCCGATCGCGGACGCTCGGGCCATGGTCGACGAGCGCCAAAGATTTCGCTGGCTATGTGGGTGGCACGCCTACAAGCGCCGGCGTCTCGATCACGGAAGAAACCGCCCTCAACTATTCAGCCGTCTTCGCGGCGGTCTCCCTGATTGCTGATGACATCGCGTCGCTCCCCTTGATGCTCTATAAGCGCTTACCGAATGGCGGCAAAGATCGCTTCGAGGATCACCGGTTGTATCCCTTGCTCCATGATGCGCCGAATCCAGAAATGTCAACGATGGTCTGGCGCCGCACGATCCAGGCGCATGCGCTGACCTGGGGGAACGGCTATTCAGAAATCGAACGCGATGGTGGCAATCGGCCTGTCGCCCTGTGGCCGATCACGCCTGACCGCGTGACACCCTTTCGTGCAGGCCGCGGGCTGCAGTACCGGGTCACCAACAATACCGGGTCGCCGACGGTGCTCGACGCCGCCGACATGATTCACGTGCCCGGGCTGGGATTCGACGGCATCACCGGGTATTCCGTGGTCGCGAAAGCCAGAGAATCGATGGGGCTCGGCCTCGCGGCGGAAAAATTCGGGTCCACCTTTTTTGGGAACGGCGCGACGTTCGGCGGCGTGATTTCGTATAAGGGACCGAGGCCGACCCAGCCCGCGCAAGACAATGTCATGGACGTCCTGAATAAACAGCACCAGGGCGTCGAGCGCGCGCACAAATTACTCGCCCTCTACAACGATGCCACGTACGCGCGGATGGGGATCCCGCCGAACGATGCGCAATTCCTCGAGACGCGGGTCTTTCAGATTCGAGAGATCGCCCGGTGGTTCAAGATGCCCCCGCATAAGCTCGCCGATCTCGCGGATGCCACATTCAGCAACGTTGAACAGCAAAATCTCGATTACTACACGTCCTGTCTGCGGCCCTGGCTCGAGCTCTGGGAACAGGAGCTCGAACGCAAACTGATCAACTCGATGGAACGGAAAATCCAGTTCATCGAGCATGAGACCAAGGACCTGCTCAGTGTTGATGCGGCCGGTCGTTCAGCGCTCTATACCGCGCAGTTTAATGTCGGCGGGATCACGCCGAACGAAATACGCGATCGCGAAAACCTCGATCCGCTCCCAGGTGGAGATCGTCTGTTTGTCATGCGGAACATGGTCCCGCTCGACAGGTTGGACGAGATCATTGACGCCGAGATCGCGAAGACCAAGGCGGCGCCGCCGGCGTTGCCGAACATCGTGCCGGCGCCGCCGAAGACTGCCGCGGATCCGGCCGAGATTGAGGCGCGGATGGCCGAGCATGCCACGAGGCTTCAGGCCGAGACCGAGCGTGCCGTCAAGGCTGAGGCGCGGATCGGGGAATTGACCGCCCAGGTCGCCAGTCTGGAAACCGATCGCGAGATCGCGAAGCAAACGATCCAGTCAACACAAGAGGCGATCCAGGTCCTCGACACAAAACATGCCGCAGATCTCGACGCGCTTCGTCTCGCGGCCGCCGAATCAGCGGCACAACAACGGGCAGTCTTTGAGACGCACCGGGCAGCGCTCGTGCGCGATCTCGAAGCGGCGCAGGTCGCGAAGGCTGATACCGTCGCAGAGAAAACCACGGCGCTCGCCGCGCTCGAGGCCGTGCGGATCGCTGACGTCGCCGATGCGCGGGCCCTACTGATTCAAGAATCAGACGCCCATCGGATCGCCTTCGAGAAGGAACGGGCCGCATTGACCGCCGATCTCACGGAGGCGCAGGCGGCCAAAAACGATACCGACGTCATGCTGGGCGTGGCCGAACGTGAACGGGATGCCGCCAAGACGTCGCATACTGAACTCTCCGACAGGGCCGCTAATCTCATGGCGCAGCTCCTGACGCTCGAGGGGGAACGTAATGAACTGCTGCTGAAGTTGACGCCATCGGAAGCACTGAATGCGGAGCTTCGGGCTCAAGTCGCAAAATACGAAGAAATGGCGCAGGGACTCCAGAAGGCCCTGCTCGAGACAGAAGCTCGGGCTGTGAGCGAAGAGACGAAAGCCAAAGCGCTGGACGCGGCCGCGGCCGTTCGGGAACAGCAGCAGCGGGCTGCTGAAGCGCGCCTGGCGGCCGTCCGGAGCTCGCATCGGGCGCTCATGGTCGACACGATTGAGCGGCTGCTGTATCGGGAATGTGAGCGGGCCCGCAAAGCGCAGCAGACCCCAGAAAAACTTCAGGGGTGGATCGATCGGTTCTATCCGCTCCATGAGGACGCCTGCCGCGCCGCCCTGCGGCCCGTACTCCTGGCGTGGGCGGCCTGCACCGGGCTGGATGCTGAGGCTTTGCTCGAGCGAGAAGTCACGCGACACATCGATGAATCCCGGCGCAGTCTCAGCGATGTCGCCGAGACGGACGATGGTGAGGAAATGGCCGCGGCGCTCGCGCGCCTGCTGACGCGATGGGAAACAGAACGGGCCGAACGCGTGGCCGATCGCTTGATACAAGAAGGGGAGGCCGCATGTCGGACCTAGAGCGTCGCTCGTTTACGGAATGTCGCGTGAGCGCCGAGGATGCGAAGCGCCTGAACGGCTATGCCATCGTCTTCAATTCGCTCTCGGTCGACCTGGGCGGCTTCCGCGAGATCATCAGTCCCGATGCGGTCGATCGCGCCCTGAAGGAAGGCACCGACGTGCGGGCGCTGGTCGATCATGACAGCGCCAAAATTCTGGGCCGCGTGCGCGCGGGCACGCTCGGCCTCCGGAAAGATACGACGGGTCTGCGTGTTTCGATCGAACCCGACACCCAGATTTCCTATGCGGCCGACATCATGCGCAGTGTGGCGCGCGGCGACGTCTCTGGCATGTCCTTTGGATTCCGGACGCTGGCGGATGAATGGAATTATGAGGGGAAGATTCCGATCCGGACCGTCACGGACATGAAGCTGTCAGAAGTCAGCGTCGTGACCTTTCCGGCCTATGAGCAGACGAACGTCGACGTGGCGATGCGGTCGCTCGAGGCCTTTAGGCGTGACACCTTCGGGTCGAGCAATAGCGTGGAAATGCGACGCAAATGGCACAGGACCCAACTCGCCAAGTAGGTCGTCCGCGCGAGGTCGAAGATGCCGTACGCGTCAGCGTCCGGATCTCGGCCGGCGATTACGATCGGCTCGACCAATTGGCGCGACAGCGTGGGACCTCGATTCCTTCGCTGATCCGCCGGGCGGCTATTTCGGCGTCAAAAACTCCTCAACGCGGGCATTCGTCTACAGAATAGTTCCACTTACACAGTGAGCTTGCCGGCCGGCGACTGACGCTGCTCAGTCAACCGGCCCAAGCGTTAATCCTGGTCGCGCCTCGACGCTGATCGAGCGCACCCACATACGCACACGAATCTCAATTTTGAGTTCGTGCGTGGGTCGCGCTCCTGCCATGTGTCTCGGGCCGTTCCTCATCGCACGACTGAGGGACGA